CGGCTTAGGTAATACCACTAACTACAGTTCCCCAAAACAAATCGGCGCGTTGACTACTTGGAAAGCAATATCAAGCGGGCAGCTCGGCGGCATGGCCATCAAAACACCTTAACAGGAGAACACTATGCTTTTCATAAAAATAGTAAACAATGGAGTAACTCAGATCTGGGACACGCAGCCGCCTGCCGGTGAGTCTGGCTGGAAGTCTGCCATTGAGGTTCGCCCTGTCCTGACCAGCCGTCAGCAGTACACTGAGCACAGTTTCGACATCACCAAAGACCCAGTGGAGATCGTCTGGGGCGTGCGCGAGATCAGTGTCGATGAGCGCAAGGGCCAGTACGCCTCACGCTACAAAGCAGCCTTCCAGCAGGTTGTAAACGACGAGATGCGTAAAGAGGTAGACGAGTTCCCCACTACCCAGTACGACGCTGCCGTGGTTGACGCTGCCCGTGTAGAGTTTGAAGCCAAGATGACTGCACTCGCTGCCATCACTACGCACGAAGAACTGGACGCATTGTGAAAATACTAATCATGGGCCTGCCGGGTAGCGGCAAAACCACTCTCGCAAGAGTGCTGGCGGAGCGCCTGCGCTGTACCCATTTCAATGCCGACGACATTCGTGAGAACATCAACAAAGACCTTGGTTTTAGTCCAGAAGACAGGATTGAGCAGGCTCGCAGGATGGGGCATCTTTGTAACCTGTCCTCTCGTTGGGGCGAGGCTGTGATAGCGGATTTTGTCTGCCCGACAGAAGAAACGCGGGCCGCGTTTGGTGCTGACTTTGTGGTGTGGATGGATACGATTTCCTCCAGCCGATACAAAGACACCAACTCTATTTTTGTGCCACCCAAGCGATACGATTATCGCATTATCAATTTCAACAAGCCGACGGTTGACCATGCCAAGGAGATACACGCCAAGGCATTCAAGAGCCGGTTGTCAGTCGTAGAGATGCCTGTGGAGGTGATGACGCGTGGACTACCAAGTTCTCTTTAACGTCGCGGTGACCGCCGCTGCTTTCTTCGGCGGCTGGATTTTGTCCCGCATCTACTCGGCGATTGACCGGCTGGATGATGATGTGCGTGAGATGCCACGGGTCTATGTAGCACGAGACGATTACAAGGACGATATGCGCGAAGTCAAGGAACTGCTCGGCGCAATTTTCAAGCGACTTGAGAACAAGGCGGACAAGTCATGAGCGAAGAGAATCCAGAAAAACGCTGCGAAACAGCAAAAGAAGTCGCTGGCAAGGCCATCGGCAAGTACGGTCTGGCCTACATCACAGCTATCGTCCTTATCGGTGTCGGCTCCAGCTATTTCCTGTCTGAGTCCGCAATCACTGCCGTGATGACGATGGTCGGCGGTGCGCTTGTCGCCCTCATCAACATGATGAACGGCATTGCTGGGACTCAAGAGAAACCGGAGCGTCCAGAATTTGAAGTGATCCAGCACCTTATTGCAAAGCTGGCCGAGAAAGAGCCGCCTATGCGCGTTGATGTTGAAGACGGCAAGGTGACGGTTCGCAAGGGTGATGATGTCACCGAGTTGAAGTAGAGGTGCGCCATGCACGATCCTGTCTCGGCTATGGCAATTGCCACGTCGGCTTACAACATGCTCAAGAAGGGCATCGAGGTAGGGCGCGAGCTGGAGGACATGAGCGGCCAGCTGGGAACATGGTTTGGTGCAATTGCTGACGTAAAAGCTGCTGACGAAGAGGCCGCTGATCCACCTCTGTTCAGGAAAGTTTTTGCCAAGTCCTCGGTTGAGCAGGAAGCAATTGAAAACCTCATGCGGCGGAAAAAGATCGAGCAGCAAGAGCGTGAACTGCGTGAGATGATTGTCTACAGATTCGGGGTAGATGCCTATCGAGACATGATTAAAGATCGAAACACTATCCGTGACGCACGTAAACGAGCAGTCGACGCTCGCGCCAGAAGAATTAAAAAACTTGTGTTGAATTCGGTCGCCATCGCGCTCATTGCGCTGATCGTGGCGATCCCGATTGTCGCAGCAATAATTATCATGAGGATGTGACTATGATGACCCTACTTTCCACGCTGCTGGGCTTCGCTTCCGGCGGGCTGCCAAAGGTTCTCGACTTTTTTCAGGACCGTGGTGACAAGAAGCACGAGCTTGCTTTGATGACGATGCAGCGCGAGCGTGAGATTGCTCTGGCGAAAGAAGGCTATATCGCACAAGCAAGGGTCGAAGAGATCAAGACCGAGCAGATCGCTATGCAAACACAGGCGCAGGAAAAGATCGCTATGTGGAAGCACGACATGAAAATCGGCGAAGGGGCCAGCACTTGGGTGATTAACCTCCGCGCCTCTGTTCGCCCAGTTGTTACGTATCTTTTCGTCGGGCTTTTAATCACCGTCGATGTTGCGGGAATCTGGTACGCGTACTCCACTGGGGTGGCCTTTGCTGATGCAATGGATCAGGTTTTTTCGGACGATGAGATGAGCATATTGGCCGCAATTATCGCGTTTTGGTTCGGGTCACAGGCTTTCTCCAAGAAATGAGCGACTTGATAAAGGCATTTGAGGGGTGTCATAACACCCCCTATTTGTGCCCAGCGAAGCTGTGGACGGTCGGTTACGGCCATGTTTTGTACCCGGAGCAAGCGAGGCTCAAAGCCGACGAAAGACCCTCCTATCCACTCAAGACAGAACATAATCGGGTGTGGGATGCTGACGAAATTGATGCGTTACTTCAGACGGATTTACTTAAATTTAAGACTGGAGTACTACGATTATGTCCTGCTGCTGCTGATAGCGAGCCTCACCTTGCAGCACTGGTTAGCCTTTCTTTTAACATCGGACTAGGCAACTTGCAGGCGTCTACGCTACGGATGAAGTACAATCGCGGGGACTACTCTGGCGCGGCAGACGAGTTTCTGAAGTGGCGTAAGTCAAATGGCGTTGTTTTGAAGGGGCTCGAAAGGCGCAGAGAAGCGGAACGGGCGCTGTTCTTATCTGAGGGTTAACCACCAATGGCCTATTTTCGCCTCAACATCAAGCCGGGCATCGACAAGCAGAACACCGAATACGGTGCCGAAGGCGGCTACACGGACGGGGACAATATCCGTTTCCGCTACGGCTTGCCGGAGAAGATCGGCGGCTGGGAAGGCTTCGAGGGCCAAGATACCTACCTCGTGGGCATGCCCAGCGACATCTTCACGTGGACGAGCCTGTCTGGCATTCCCTACGTCATGGTGGGCACCACCAAAAAGCTCTACGTTTCCACGGGCGCCTTGTGGTTTGACGTTACTCCGCTCCGAGACACCACCACTGCGGGCGCCGTCACCTTCGCCGCGACCAACGGCTCGGCCATCATCACGGTGACTGACACCTCCCATGGGGCCAAGTTGGGCGATTTCGTTACCTTCAGCGGGGCGGTATCGCTGGGTGGCAACATCACCGCTGCCATCCTGAACGCTGAGTACGAAATCACCTCTATTGTCAGCGCCAATGCCTACACCATCACGGCGCCCGTGGCGGCCAACGCCAGCGATTCCGGCAACGGCGGCGCTTCTGTCGTCGGCGCCTATCAGATCTCCATCGGATCCGATGTCAACTACTTCGACTTCGGCTGGGGCACCGGCACTTGGGGCCAGAGCACGTGGGGCACGCCCCGCCCAGCAGGTTCCACCACGGCCTTGGACTCTCGCGTCTGGCAGCTGGACAACTACGGCGAGGACGTTGTGTGCCAGCTGGTGGACGGCCCGGCGTATTACTGGGACCTGTCTGCAGGCAATGCCACTCGCGCTGTTGTGCTCTCCGGTGCGCCGACGAAGAGCAAGTACGCCCTGATTTCTACTCCAGACAGGCACCTTGTCTGCTTTGGCACTGAGGCCGTCATTGGCACGCCGTCGTCACAGGATCCGATGTTCGTGCGATTCTCCAGTCAGGAGGACATCACGCAGTTCGTCGAGAGCGCGACCAACACGGCCGGCGGTCAACGGCTCACGGACGGCAACCAGATCGTCACGGCAGTGCGCTCGCGCGGCCAGATCCTGATTTTCACCGACACCTCCCTGCACGGCCAGCAGTTCCTTGGTCCGCCGTTCACCTTTGGCTTCCAACAGCTGGGCGCCAACTGCGGCTGCATCGGGCCCCACGCGGCTGTGGATGTCAACGGCGTGGCGTTCTGGATGGGCACCGAGGCCTTCTACGTGTTCGACGGTACTGTCAAGAAGCTCGCCTGCACGGTGCAGGACTACGTGTTCAAGGACCTGAATCAGGTCCAGAAGACCAAGGTCCACGTGGGCCTGAACAGCCAGTTCAACGAGGTGACGTGGTGGTACTGTTCGTTCACCAGCGACTACATCGACCGCTACGTGAGCTTCAATTACCTCGAAAACGTCTGGTCGATTGGCAGCATGGCCCGAACGGCGTGGGTGGATCTGAGCGCGTACCCCAAGCCGGTGGCCACGAAGTTCTATCCGGAAGGCACGCAGAGCACGATCAGCACCATCTACGGCCTGACCGCCGGCCGGGCGATTGTGTACCAGCAGGAGTCTGGCAATAACGACAACGGCGTTTCGATGCCCAACTACCTTGTGTCTGGCTACTTTGACATCGGCGACGGCGACAACATGCTGTACATGAAGCGCTTCATTCCGGACTTCAAGAACCAAGTGGGCGACCTGACGGTGAGGCTCCTGTTGCGCCCGTACCCGCAGGCCACTGCCAGCCCAAGCTCCTTGGACCCGTATGTCATCACGCCGACCACGGACAAAGTGGACACCCGCGCGCGAGGCAGGCAGATATCTCTGCGCATTGAGAACGACGAGCTGAATTCGTTCTGGCGCTTCGGGACGCTGCGCGTCGATATCCAGCCGGATGGTCTGCGATGAGCAAGATCAACAACGTCCGCCTGCCCAACGCCTCGGCGGCCTACAGCCCGGAGCAGTTCAACCAGCTGGTGCGCTCACTGGAGCAGGTGATTCTGCTGCTTAACAGCAGCTACGGCTCTGTGGTGGATCAGGACACTGCGGGGGCGCAGTCGTGGTTTGATGGCACCGTGGGCCGCGCAGGGCAGTCCGGGACGCAGGGGATCCTGCTGCCCTACGGTGCGTTTCAGGACGATACTGACCAGATTGCAGGCTCGACCACTTCTGCCTACGCGGTGCGCCTAGGCACGACCGATTTTACCAACGGCATTTTTATTGCCGACCGAACGGCAGTGTTTACCGGCACGATTGACGATGGCACGCCGCCCGGGGCGGGCACTGTGCTCAACGTGACGGCAGTCGCCTCTGGCACGATTGAGCTTGGCATGCAGCTCACGGGCACTGGCGTGACCGCAGGCACGCGGATCACGGCCTACGGCACAGGCAGTGGGGGCACCGGCACGTACACTGTTGACACCTCGCAAGAGGTGGTAAGCACCACGATCACCGGCGCGCTTCCGTCAAAAATTACCACTGACTACGCGGGCATCTACAACATGCAGTTCAGTATCCAGTTCACTAACACTGACACGCAAATTCACGACGCGGACATCTGGTTCAAGAAGAACGGGACGAACATCGCGAATAGCAACAGCCGGTTCTCGATTCCCAACAGTCATGGCGGGGTGGATGGGCACTTGATCGCGGCGCTGAACTTCTTCGTGGACATGGATCCGGGAGACTTTATTGAGATCATGTGGCACGTCACAGACGTCAAAATTCGACTGGAGCATTTGCCGACGGCAACTTCTCCGACGCGCCCTGCAACCCCCTCTGCAATTGTTACGATGCAATATGTGTCGTCATTGGTGTAAAACATGGCTAACAAGTATCTGCGCAAAAACATCATTCCCTCGGCTGCAACCGAAACCGACTTGTATGTGGTGCCCGCCGCAACCACAGGCGTCCTGCGGTCCCTGCGAGTGACCAATGCCAACGCCACGCGGACCACGATCACTGTTTCCCAGTACGACTCCGGGAGCGCAACCGAGCATTTCCTGCTCAAGGCGTATGCCGTACCCCCAAATACGACGTTTGACGTTTTTAATGGCGTGCCCTGTGTGCTGCTTGCGGGTGACGAATTGACTGTGGAGTCGCTTCTTTCGGACTGTCACTTCTATCTAAGCTATCTCGAAGTGGACAGATCCTGATAAACGCTTGATAATTACCGTAATCCATGCCTTGCGCATGCGGCCCTGTGAGGCCCTAAACTACACTTAGGAATTCTTCATGGCCGATCCTATGATGCCGGGCATGGGCGCCCCCGAAATGGCCCCCGCCGAACCTTCCATGGACCAGCTGGCTGCTTTCGAGCAGATGCGCCAGCAGATCTCGCCAACCGAGGTGAACCGCGAGCTGCTCGCCACCGCCGAGCAGGCGGATCCCGTTGCCGTCGCTGAATTCCGGCGCGAGCTGGCGGATCTGGACGTGGCGCCCGAGGTCATCGACATGCTCAATACGATGGTCGATGAGGTCCTTGCCGCTCCGGGCGACTATCCTGCCATTCGCCAGAAATATCTGGCCATGGGCGTGGACGAAGAGCTGCTGCCCGAGGCCTTCGATGCCGGCATGTTCGCCGCGCTCAACATGGCGCTGGACGAGCTCCGTGGTCCGGGGACCATGGCCCCTCCGCAGGGCTTCGCCCGAGGTGGCATTGCCAGCCTGAAGCCGATGGCCCGCGAGATGGCGGCGGCTGGTCGCTACGGCGACACCATGATTGCCCACATCAGCCCCATTGAGGCCCAGATCCTGCGTCGCTACGGCGGCAGCGGCACGATCAACCCTCAGACAGGCGCGCCTGAGTTTTTCCTGAAGAAGGTATTCAAGAAGATCGGCAAGGCGGTGAAGAAGTTTGCCAGCAGCACGATCGGCAAGATTGTGGTGGGCACCGCACTGTTCATGCTGGCCGGTCCTGCCGCCGCCAGCATGCTGGGCGCCTCGGCAGGAGGTGCAGTTGCAGCGGGCATCAGCGGCTTTGTCAGTGGCGCCGGGACTACCCTGCTCGCTGGCGGTAATCTGAAGGACGCTCTGAAGGCGGGCGCCATCGGTGGCGTGACTGCAGGCGTCGCAAAAGGCGCCATGAACCGCTTCAATGCCCCGGCCCCGGGTGCAGAGGGCGCCACGACGCGCCCTGCCACCGC